GTTAAGATATAAGGGTTATCGTAGGTAGTAAATTTAAAACTCTCCCAATCTCTTTGACCGCCTTTCATATAAAGGGAATAAAAATAGTTTTTGCCTCTAGGAGTAGATAAGAATAATGCTCTGCCTTGATAATCGGTTAAGGTCGGTCTAATTGAATTTAGCCATCCATCCTGTAGATCAGATATAAAACTGGCTTCATCAATTACAACTAAATGAAACTTTCTACCTCTTAGGTTATCTAGTCTTTCGCCGGTAAAAAATTCAACTGTGCCTCCATTTGGAAAGTGAATAGTTAAATCGCTTTTGTTGTTTTCAAAGGGTACACATTGGGTAAGTTTCTCGAAGAATGTTTTTGCTAGTTTATAAGTAGGTGTAATATAGGCAACCTTCATTCCCTGAAGTGCATTACTAATAATCTCTACCTGTGAAAGTTCAGACTTACCAAATCGCCTTCCGCACATAACTACTCTAAACCTTGCAGTTGATTCGAGTATTTTAGTTTGGTTAATATGCGCTTCTGGTAGTTCTAAAATCATAATATTGTTTTCCCTTTAACAAATACAACCTCTATTTTAGAATCCTGTGTAACTGCAGTAGTTTCTTTTGGTTTACCATATACCCTTGATAGTAAAGTGTCAACCGAATACAAAGAACCTTTAGCCATTGACTTAATTAAAGCATTAGCCAAAGTCTTTTCTAATATTGTGCTTTCTTTGTTATCCCATACCGCTTTAAGTTCATCAACAGTCATCGCCATTAATACCTGAATGCAATCCATTACCTGTGCATTCTTATATCCGTGTGGTGCAAGTTCTGTAATATACTTTCTTGGTCTGCCATTACGGTTACCTTTCCAAGCTGCTCCTTTCTCGTATCGGTTTAAGTATCCGCCGTGTGGTTGTTTCTCTAGTGACATATATTTACTATTTTTTCTCTTTCCATTAATAAACTACTGCAGGTATGTCCTGGTGCTTGAACCATCCTATAATTAATTCCTAATCCCATTGCTATGGTTGACAAAGCAGAATAACCACCCGTAAACATTTTAGCATTGTAAATCATTTCTGCTGCAGTTAAAAAATTACAATCAAAGAATTCTACTTCATTTGTGTTTAATCTATCAAACTCTTCTTTGTAACCTAAGTAAAATACTTTCTCACTTATTGTTAAAAGATATTTAATCTCTTTATGCCAGTCAAAGTTAGGATCAAGGTAATTGCTACCTGTATTTATTACTGAATAATTATAAGGAATATAGAAGTCTTTTTTATTTAAAGTAAGCCATCCATCCCTCCAAGTATTATCCTCTAAATTTTGTGCCTTTAAATGCGCCTCAATAATATTGAAGTGATGACTTGCATATTGTCTGAATTTATCTAAGTCTACATCTATGTTAGGTAAGTTATCTGATATTATAACATCCTCAATATATGGCTGCATCTTAATTAAAGGTGCAATGCTTTCTGCTCTTTGTAAATGATAAGGTGTTATATATAAAATACCGCCACCCATCTTTCTTATGGTTGGTAAACTAAATACTAAATCTCCTGTTGCTCCACTATGCTTGAATGTTGTCATACCATCTGTATATTGTATTTAGAAAATCTATTACACATACTTTACAGTTATTATTAAAGTGATAGTATTCATCTTTAAGTCTGCGATATTCATTAAGAAGTTCTTGTTGAACATCGTGATGAAAGTTTACTATCTCCCCTGTTCTATGGTAGAAGTCATAGTAATGCCGGTGCTTTTCAAATATTAAATTTTTCTCAACTAATAATGCTTTTATAGGCATCGTATCGTTGTTGGTTAATTTCGGTGAAGTTGTATTTCTTGGACGCCCACGCATAAAGTTCGTTGCCTAAATTTTCCCTCAGGCTTGGGTTGTTAGTTAATAAATTAATATACCTGAACCAGTCCTTTTGATTGTTAACCCATAATACAGGTGCATCTACATCCATATTATAAGGTGCAACGTTTGAACAAATGACCGGCAGTCTTTTTGCTGCTGCTTCTAATATTTTTAAATTGCTTTTGCAAGCGTGCCATTCGCTATCTTCTAAAGGTATCAAAACAATATCTGCATAGTTGTACATATCCATATACTGTGTAGGACTAGCTGAATGTAATTTTATTGATGGCAAATTGCCAGTAAACATAGAAAACATTTTATCCCATATTGACTTAGTATAAGCATCGCTATCATTATATCCACCCATTACCATTTGAATATCCTTTCTGCCTTGTAACCTTTTTAATGGTTCTTTTAAAATCTTAATATCGTTATCGTGGCTTATGCTCCCACACCAAAACAATCTTACCTTATCAGACTTAACTCTATTATCATTAAATTGATTTAATCCATAAGGTAAAGCATTCGGTGTTATAACTACATTATCATTAAACTGCTTTACTTTATTCAATAAATTGACATTAGTAACCGTAACCAAATCAGCAGCCATTAAATTCCTTTCAATCCTTTCAGCTATATCTTGATAAGTATTATAATACAAATGATTAACCGGCAGTTGCCAATAGTCATCTATATCCATAACTACTTGACATCCAAGTAATTCCTTAGTTTTGTTCCAATTTATATCGTATTGGCATATTCTATTATAAATTAATAAATCCCATCCATCAGTCTTATCTTCCGTTATAAAGTTGGTTACATAGCCTTTAATATCGTTCATAAATGCTAGAGGCAAAACTACTCTATGAAATCCACATCCTGATTCTTGATTGGTTAATCCTATTATATTCATTTGATCTTAATTGATATAAAACCTGCTGCAAATATTACTGCTATTAATTCTACTAAATGTATTGGTAGGAAGGTAAATAATAAAGCACACCATACTGTTAAACATTGGATGCAGTCAAATGGTCTGAATCGTTTTATCATTGGTATTTTTAGTATGCGCTTTAGTATGATGTGTCCGTTGAATACATTAATAAAATAATAAGCAAAGGTAAATGCGGCTAGGCTAATAATATACATCTTAATTCTTTTTTTACTTTGTTGGTAATATTGCAAACGTGGTTAACTGGTATTCCGTAATACTCTGCTACTTTTCTATTGCTTCCTAGTTCTACGTATTTATTAAAAATTCTAATTTCGTGGTCGGTTTCTATGTCTATGTTATTTTTTGTGAGTGCTTTTGTTGCCTCGACTGCTAAACTCTCAGGTATCGTAGGTAAATCTAATTGAGAATTAAAATACTCAACTGCCTTTAATAAATCACTTTTTTTGTACTTATAATAAAATTCTGATGTCTTAGAAGTTGCCATAAACCAACATATCTTGATTGCATACCTTAATAAGTTATTAGAGGCGAATAAAGCTGCTATCTTATCACAAGGCTGAAGTAGTAAGCTAACTGCTATTTCTTGTCTTAAATCGTCTTGTATTGATTCAGGCTTTGTTTTGCTTATCGCTTTTATTAGGTCAGGATGTTTATATATCTCCAGGACAATATCATTACACTTGTTCATCTAACCATTTTTGTGTTTCCTCAATTCCATTTCTTTTAATACTTAATGTTGGGTCAAGTTTAAGCATTCTGTTTACTATCACTTGGCAGTACTTAGGGTCAAGTTCCATTACAAATGTTTTAATGCCTTTTTGTAGTCCAGTTGCTATTGTTACTCCACTACCTCCAAAAAAATCAGCAATTGTTTTTATTTCATCTTTAGTTTTTTCAATACACCATTCAACTAATTTAATTGGTTTTTGTGTTGGGTGTACCCTATTGGTTTTTTCAGATGCTTGTGTAAATTGCCTTACAACACTTCTTATATTAGTCCAAGCAAGTTCACAATCTGTTTGGTCGCTTCCTCCGTTATTTTTATCCCATACTAACCAACATTCACTATCTGGCAAAGCAGATGAATAATAATTTGCACCCCACCAAATATGATTTGATTTAGGATATAAAGAATAAATTAAATTAAAACTATCTATTGCTACATCAGTATTGTCATCACCTAAAATGTCATTTCCATATCTTTCTTTTAAAACTCCGCTTTTACTAACTGCATTCATTCCGTATGGAGGGTCAGTATGTATTAAATCTGGAATAATATCATACATTAATTTATTAATATGGTCAGCATCAATACTGCTTCCGCATAATAACCTATGCTCTCCAATCTCAAATAAATCTCCTATTACAATATCAGTTTCTATTCCACCATCCGGCACATCAAAGTCATCTTCTTCTGCTTCTACTTCTTTATAATCAAATACAGGTAAATCTAATCCCCAACCTTCTAACTGTTCCATATCCCAACTATTTGCAATCTCATCCCACTCCCATTCGCCAAAACCTACATTGTCTTTAATAATAAATTCGTTCTGCTTTTGTTCGGACCAGTCAACTACTTCAACGTTAACTTCTTTATATCCGCATTCAATCATAGCTTTATATCGCATATTACCACCAAGTATAACCATATCTTTATTAACTACGATAGGTCTTACTGTTTCCATTTCAGGAAACTCTTTGATTGACTTTACAAGTTTTTTAAACTTATCATCTTTAATTAGCCTGGGATTTTTAGGATTGCTTTTTACTTTATCTATCTTAACTTTTATCATTGATTAATTTTTTAATGTAAAATACTGAATCGAGTAACTCTTCGTATAAATGATTTAATAGTTGTAAGTTGTTTAAATCTGCATTATCTAAAGTAGTTCCGTAGGTTTTAATTCCTTTAGCTTCTTTAATACGATCTTGGATACGCTTCTGAGCCAGAGCCCGATTTTCTTCCATGCTAATCGGTTGTTTAGGCGCAGTTAAAATACCTGCAGCTATACCACCGGCGAATAACTTAGCTAGGATATCTACCTTGCCGGCACGTAATAAAAGTAAGGCTATAACCGCTTGGAATGCCGGGTTACTGGCAATATCGCCAAAACCTTTAATCATCTTGGCCAAGTTAGTAGTTACGTTGGCTATATTGTCGGCTAGATTCTGCATGCTATCACCGACACTTTGAATCGATTTATCTTTGCCTAATATCTCTAAAGCATCGACTAAACCTTTACCGATAGTTTCGCTTGCGTTAGCTGCGTAAACATTTAATAGATCCATCTTGCCGGCATAAGTAGATAATCGAGCCGTAGCCTGTCCAGCAAATTTCTTATTAAGTTCGGCCATGATTTTATTCATGTCGCCACTTTGCAAAGTAGCCTTACTTAGTCCGGCACCTAAACGGCTAAGAGCTGTTGTCTGCCCCGAAAAGCCTTTGGCTAACGCAGCTGACACCTCTTCGACAGACTTACCCGTCGCCGCTGAAACATCTAACGAAAGTGCTAAAGCTTTTTGACTAGCCGTTAAATCTCCGCTGGCGGTAATTAGGGTCTGAAAGGCCGGCCGTAATTGGTCATCCAATACGCCATAAGTTTTCTGTAATTTAGCAATATACAT